CCGGCGACTCGCGACGCGGCTCCTCTCTGGCTGGCTCGACGGTCGGTGCCCTCTCTCCGACCGTCGAGCCGAGCCGGAAGACACGAAACGGCTTCACCACACGCTGCGTGTGACGAGATAGGGTACGGGCGCGACTACGGACTAGGGTGGTGGAGACATGGCAGAGGGAGAGAAGCACGCAGGTGGACGTCCCACCGACTACATCGAGGAAGTCCATATCCCTCTTGTCGCCACGACGATCCCAGACGGCGCGACTCTTCCGCAGATCGCTGTTGCGTGCGGACAACACGTGGGAACGATCAAGCTCTGGATGAAGGAACACGCCGAGTTTATGACCGCTGTACTCCGCGCGAGAGACGAAGCAGACTCTCCCGTGGTCAGTACCGTCTACCATCTGTCGCAGCGTTCATCGTCGGAAGATCGTGATCGGCTCCGTGCCGCTGAACTCTGGCTTAAGTGCCGGAGGCCGGACGAATGGCGCGACCGCGTGGAGATGACTGGAGCGGAGGGAGGCCCCATTGCCGTCACGAACCTCTCCGATGAAGAACTCCTCACCGAAGCCGCCGCCATTATCGCAGCGCGAGGCGCAAGTGCTGGCGGAAGTCAGACGCCGTAACAGCCTCTGGCCATCGACCGTACCCAACCCCGCGCAGCGTCCGTTCTTCGCCGACCCGCGCAAGTTCCGCTGCTTCTCCGCCGGTTTCGGGTCGGGCAAGACGCACGCCGGAGCGCAAGAGTCGTGGACCGTCCTGCGCGAGCATCCGGGCGTTCTGATGCTCGTGGTCGCTCCGACCTATCCGGAACTGCGTGATTACACGCAGCGCATGTTCTTCGCGCTCATCGGCACGGACGCGGACACGGCGCAGGCGCACCCGCTTGTCGAGAAGTGGGGCAAGTCAGAGCAGCACCTGAAACTCCGTAACGGATCGGAAGTGCTGTTCCGTTCGGCGGACAAGCCCGCCACGCTGGTCGGCTCTACCATCGGCGCGTTCTGGCTGGACGAGCCTATGCGCTGCGCTCCGGTCACGTGGCGGCACCTGATCGGACGCCTGCGCGCCAACGTAGGCCCACGGCGCGGCTGGATCACGGGTACGCCCGAGGGATACGGCTGGACGTGGAAGGAGTTCGCGGAGACCGTACGCGCAGACTACGGACTCCATACCGGCTCGACATACGACAACGCCGACAACCTTCCGCCCGACTATATCGAGGCGATGACAGACAGCTACACGGGCGCATTCGCTCGCGCCAACATCTTCGGAGAGTTCGTCGCCTTCGAGGGTCAGGTGTACCAGTTCTCGCGGTCTCGGAACCTCACGAGTCCGGACTGGACGCCTGAGCCTGAGATCGTGTTTGACCGCACCGCCGACTTCGGGACGAACAACCCGACCGCGTGGCTCTGGCTCCAGGAGATCGCGGGCAGCGTCTACGTGTTCGATGAGCTGGAGGTCAGACGCCAGCCAGTCGGTACGATAGCCGCCGAGGTCAAGAAGCGGTGGCGCGAGCTTCCGCACGGCGGCGACTTCGGAGACATCGCCGGAACGCAGCGTGACTCGATGCTCCAGTCATACGTGAGCAACTACGCTCGCGAGGGGATCAACATACGGACACGATCCGGCGGAAGAGTCCGCGCGGGAATCGAAGTGGTGACGCGGTTCCTCGAGCCGCCGGACGCCGTAACGCTTCCGCGTCTGTTCGTCCATCCGCGCTGCACGCGGCTCATAGCGGCTTTCGAGACATACCACTGGCCCGAGGACAAAGACGGGCAGCCGATGGGCGATGAACCCGTGAAGGACGGCACGAGCGACCACCTGATGGACGCTCTGCGCTACTGGTTCGTCAACCGTCACCACGAACAGTTCGCGAAGCCGAAGAGACCGAGCGCGGTCGGTTTCGGCGGCGGCATCTCCACCGATCTCGCAGGAGGAAGCTATGGCGTCACTACTGACACGCCTTGGTAACGCGGCTCTGGCTCTCGCAGACGCGCAGCCGGAGTCCAAGACGCCGCCCGAGGGCGAGATAGCCGGACACGGATCGGGCGCGGTCGCGTCCTCCTATGCCGGCAACGTCGAGGCCGACATCGGGACGTATAATCCGGAGCGCGTGTCATTCGCCACGATGCGGAAGATGCAGCGCGACCCGACCATCAAGGCGTGCATGGCTCTGTCCGAACTCGCGCTGCGGTTCGCTCCGTGGGACGTGGACGGCGGCGACCCAGTGCACGCCGAGTTCGTACGATCCGCGCTCTCTTCGGTCTGGGGCCAGATCGTCAAGTCCTGCGCGCGTACCGGAGCGTATGAGGGATGCGCCGCTCACGAGATGGTATGGCAGCGTACGGAGACGCACGTTGTCGTTCCGGAGCGGAGACAGTCGGACGGCACGATTGAGCCAGCCGTCGAGCAGACCGTCACTGGCTGGACGCTCGCCAAGGTGAAGGACATCGATCCGGCGTCGCTCGCGTCGATCCGCGTGAACGGCCTCGAGGAGTTCATAGGCTACAAGCTCACGTACCCGGCGATCAACCTGGACGCTGACAAGGCGTTCCACTACGCGACCAATGCGCGGTTTGGTAACTGGTGGGGCGAGGGCAGACTACCCGCCGTCTACGATGCGTGGTACGCGCACCGCGTTCTCGACACGCTCTACATGCGCTACATGGCGCGGAAGACGACTCCGGCGGCTCACGTCGAGTTTCCTGGCGGCGAGTCCGGCGAGGGCGTACCGAACTCTGACGTGGCGGCTCGGATCGCGCAGGGCTTCCAGTCGGACGCCACGAGCTTCTGGACAGAAGCCGGAGACGTGGACCAGCCCGGCTGGTCGATCAAGCTCATCGAAGACGGGCAGCGCGCGCAGGTCGCGTCGGCGTTCCTCGCTGGCTGGAAAGCCCTTGAGATGCGCATGATGGTCGGACTCTTGACGCCGGAGAAGGTACTGAACGGAGATGGCGGAAGCAACGCGCTGTCGGAGACGCACAAGGACGTCTGGCTGCTCGGCGTTGAAGGGACGTTCGCCGAGATCCTCGACGCGATCAACGCGCAGATCGTGCCGCGCCTGATCCGGTACACGTTCGGCGACGTACCCGTGCCACGCGTCGTGTCGCCGGGTCTGTCGGACGATAAGCGCGCGTACCTAGGTACGCTCTTCACCGAGCTTGTCAAGACCGGAGCGGTCATCGTAGACGGCGACTCGATAGCCGAGCGCATCGGCGTTCCGACCATCGCCGGAGAGACCGCGCAGACCGAAGGCGACTCCAGTGCCATGAGCGAAGCGCGCACGGCGGCGGTACGTCTCGCCGAGGAACTCCAAGTGGCTCGGCTATCGCTGGCGGTGCGATGATGTGCGACCGTTGCGGCAAGCCCGATCTCGCGCTGGCAGCGGCGGCGGTCTCCAAGCTCGGCGACTTCAAGTACTGGCGTGATCCGACTCCGCTTGAACTGGAGTTCGGTGACGTCGAGCGCATCGCCACCGAGACGAATGACCTGGAGGTGTCCATCGCCTCTGCCGCGAAGCCGGATGCCAAGGCCATCGTCGCCGAGGTCGTGAAGCAAGCCATGGCAGCGGTCAAGTCCGGCGATACGGTCGCGGTCGCTTCGATCTCCGCAGACCACGCGGCGCTCGCGAAGACGTTGAAGGCGGCGACGGCTCGCGCGGTGGACGCCGGACGCCAACAGGTGTTCGCGCAGTACCGGAAGCAGACTGGCAAGAAGCTCGCCGCGCTCCCTCCACGGAAGAACCCGCGTCTGTCCGCCAAGTACCTCGCGGGGAAGTCAGAGATCCAAGCCGAAGCCGTGGCGCAGAAAGCGCAGACAGCGGCCAAAGTGATGGCGATGAGCCAGATCGGCCGGGGCGTCGATGACTCGGAGACGCTGGAGCAGGTGGTGTCGGCGACCGTCGAGAAGTACCTCATCGGCGTTGCGCGCGGAGAGGCTAGAGAAGGCATCGCCGTAGGCCGACTGCTCGCAGCCAAGGATACGGCAGACGAGATCGAGTCAGTCGTGTACTCCGCGCTCCTCGATACCGAATGCTGTGATGTCTGTTTCGAGGCGGATCAGGGAGACCCATACGGGCCGGAAGGTCTCGGCTCGGCACCGAACCCGGATTGTATCGGAGACCAGTACAGCGAGAATGGAATCGTCTGCCGCTGCGTGGAGCTGATCATCTACCAGAAGGGGTAGCGGATGAAGTGGTTTGAGGGGTGGCGTCGCCGTCGCGCGGAACAGCGGATCAAGCGGCATATCGAGCGCGTCCACATGGCGTGCGAAGAACTCCAGCTGGCTATGATGGTCACTGGAATCGGCAGGGCTGAACGCCGCCAGATCTGGCGGCAGATCATCAGCGGCAAACTCTCGCCGTCCGACCTCGTGGGAAGGGACTAGCATGAAGGACCTATCTGGCATCTTCTCTTCGCAGTTGGCGGAGAGCGGGCAGGGGAAGCGGCAGAGCGTAGCCGTCCTGCCTATCGGCAAGTTCAATACCGCCAAGTACGGAGAGCTGGAGATCACTGCGGAGCAGGCGCAGGAGATCGTGGCGAACTGGACGAACCGAGTCCTCAAGACTGACATCCGGTTCGACATCGGTCACGACATGGAAGAGGCGGCAGGCTGGATCGTCGGTCTGTCGGTCGGCACCTTCGAGCATCCGGTCTCAGGCAAGACGCTTCCAGGCATCATCGCTGAGGTCGAGTGGACGCCGGTCGGGCAGAAGCTACTCGGCGAGAAGCAGTACCGCTACGTGTCGTCCTACCTCTCCGACTACAAGGACGAGGAGACCGGAACCGTCTACCACAACGTGCTCGTGGCGGTCGCTCTCTGCAACGATCCGATCATGCGGATGCTTCCGCCCGTCGAGCTTTCAGACGCTCCGGACGGCGAGCCGTACGTCCTCGTGGCGCTCGGAGAGGTCGTGGACGAGATGACGCGCGAGGAGACCGTGGAGGATTCCCAGGAGGCCCTCTGGGATGCCTTCGGTGCTATCCAGCGCCTGCTCCAGAAGGAAGTGCGCGAGAACGGTTTGAGCGGAGCCGAGCTGGTCGCTCGCGTCGCTGAACTCACCGCCGATCTTCCGAACGCAGTAGCGGTCGCGATAGCGAGCGAAGCCGCCGAGTCCGGTGCGATGCCGGACACCAACCTTGCTGACGGCGGGGCAAAGGACCCCGTTGCAGAGATACTGGCCGGATATGACGCTCTCATGGCGAAGGCGGACGACATCGTGAAGGGCGCCTCCGGCGTCCGGAGCATGCGCACTCTCGCCGCCGAGACGCGTGCGAAGCTGGTCAAGCTCCTGGAAGGAGGCACCAAGAAGATGAGCGATACCACGACGCCCGAGGCAATCGAACTCGCCGCACTCAAGCGGACGATTCGTAACGGCAAGATCACGGACGCTCTCCAGAAGCTCTCCGACAAGGGAATGGCGGAGCCTGCGCGTAACGCGCTTGAGGCCATTCTGACGTCCGAGACTCCGGATGCCATCGTCCTCTCGGAAGGCGCCGAGCCTGTCGAGATCGCCGACGCTGTCATGGCGTTCGCCGACGCGGTGGAGTTCGTTCCGGTGGAGACGCCGGACAGTGGCGGCGAGCTTCCGAACGATAACGAGACGGTCACGCTGACCGCCGAGGAGGCAGCCGTCGCCAAGCAGCTCGGAACCGATCCCGAGGCCGTCAAGGCCGCGAAGACCATGAAGGAGGACTAGCAGATGGCACTCACCGCTGACCGCGAGACCAAGCGCGCCACCACCGGAGCGGACACGTACCGCTCGCTCAAGAAGGCGACCACCGTGATCTACGGCGGCTCGCTGCTCAACCGTCTGACCGCCGATGGCAAGGTGCAGCCCGGTGGCGACACCGCGTCCACCACGTTCGGCGGCGTCGCCGTTCGCCGTGCCGCGTCCGCCGACTCCGCGATGGAGGTCTACGACAAGGGCACGTTCGAGTTCACGTACGGGGCTGGCTCCGCGACCGCCGCGCTCTGCGGCTCGGAAGTCTGCATCAACGGCGAGGACACTGTCGATCTCGCCGCCGTCACGACCAACGACGTGAAGTGCGGAGTCATCCGCGAGGTCACGTCTGCCACCACCGTCCGCGTCTGCATCGACGGCTACGTGAAGTAGTCCGGAAACGGAAAGGAGAGTCACCAGATGGTTATCAACAAGGCTGCCCTCGACGGCATCCAGACCAACTTCCGCACCATCGCAATGCAGACGTTCGATTCTGCGGCGCGCATGGATCTGAGCGGCATCGTTCTCGACATGCCGATCACTGGCGGCAAGCTCGACCTCTCGTGGGTCGCCACGCTCGGCAAGATGCGCGAGTGGATCGGTCCTCGCCAGATTCGGGACGTGGTCGCCAAGAACTTCCAGATCATCCCGAAGCACTATGAGCACACGGTCGGTGTCGACCGCGACGACATCGAGGACGATCAGCTCGGGCAGTACGCTCCGCAGATCAAGCTGATCTCCGCTGCCGCCGTCCGCTTCATGGACGACTGCGTTGCCGGACTCCTCGACACCGCGTTCACGACCGCGTGCTATGACGGCCAGCCGCTTTGCGATGACTCGCATCCGGCGTTCGGTCCCTATGCCGCGTTCGACAACAAGGTCACGTCCACGCTTTCCGGCGACGCCACCGGATACGCCAACGTGGTCGCTGCCCGCGCGCAGATGCGTACGTTCGCCGACGCCGAGGGCCGCAACCTGGGTCTGAACCCGACGATGCTGGTCGTGCCGTCCGCTCTCCAGGACAACGCCGAGATCGTCGTGAACTCGCCGTTCAAGCCTGGCACGACTTCGGACGTCAACGTGCTCAAGGGTCTCAAGATCGTCGTGCTGCCGTCGCTCTCCGACGCCACCAACTGGTTCCTCGTGGACGGCAATGCGCAGATCGCCCCGCTGATCCGTGGCACGCGCAAGCAGCCGGAGTTCGTCGGCGTCGACAACCCGTCTGACTCCGAGGTCTTCAAGACCAAGAAGTTCATGTACGGCGTCGATTGCCGTCTGGACGTCGTGCCGGGCTTCCCGCAGGCCATCGTCGGCTCTGTCCAGTAGGGGAGCTGAGAAGCGATGCGCGATGTCACCGCTCGACTCTCCAACCCTGACCACCCCAACGGTCAGATGATCGCCGCCGGAGTCACGTGGACGCGGACGTTCCAGACGGTCGCCCTCTCCAACGAGAAGGCAGCCGATGTGGAGTCCAACCCGCTCCTGGAGATCGGCACATCGAACGTCAACGAGGACGCCGAGACCGACGCTCCGGACGCCGAGCCAGCCGAGGCCGAGGGTCTCGGCGCGGCTATCAGCAAGGCGCTCGGCAAGAAGTAGTACCGAGCGGGGCTGGCTTAAGCGCCAGCTCCGCTTGCGGAGGTCACTGGCGACCGCGCGCTGGTGGTCTCCGCAAGCGGATAGCTCGGGAGGAGGCACCGTGGCACTGGAACCTGTCGATATACCGGACGATCCCGAGTACGCCGTGTCGTCCGGCGAGTGGAACGAACTGCTGACCGAACTGGAAGCCGCCGCGCCTCGCGTGACTCGCGCGACCATCGCTCATCCGCCAACAGCCCCGCGCAAGGGCGACATCTGGATTGTGGAGACCTGAGATGCTGAGAGACGTTCGCATATTCGACGGCACTGACTGGGTGCCGCTGAACCTCGACGCGATACAGCACGGCTCGGCGCTTCCGACGCCGCTTGCTGTCGGGCAGATGTTCTTCCTCGACACGACGCAGAAGCTCTATCACGCTGTCACGCTCGACGCGTGGGACATCGTGCCGTTCATCGAGCGCGGGCATGACATCCTGACGTGGGGGCGTTCGCTCTGGCGTCCAGTCGGGCGTCCGACCAAGAACCCAAACAACCCGTTGCTGACTCCCGAGGGCGGCGCGTCCATGCCGCAGCCCATCGAGGACGCGGACGGCTCGCTGCGTCTCTACTTCCTCGAGGGCGTCATGCTTCGCATGGCGATCTCCACGGACGGCGGCGAGACGTTCGGAGCACCCACGACGATCTCCACCGCGTTCGGGCAGAACGTCTACGCATACAGCATCATGCGCGACATGATCGAGACGAACGCGGCGCGACGCTACAAGCTATGGACGTGGAACGCCGATTCTGGCGAGACGATGATGCAAGTCTCGGCGACCGGACTCAGCGACTCGTGGACGCAACTCGGCATGTGTAAGTTCGGCGCGCTCGACCGCAAGCGTCTCGACTCCGTGACGCGGGACGGCGGTTCGTACGTCTCGCTGGTCGGCAGCGGGTGGGACTACTTCATGGTGTACCGCTCCCACGACGGATTGAAGTGGGACGACATCGCTCCGGTCACCGTCATGGAGTACAGCACGACTTCGTGGCAGCCGCCGATTCTAGTCGGAGCCACGCCCAGCGAGATCGTCGCGCAGTCCGGCGTCGAGCCCGAGGAGCAGGAGTACGCGCTGTACCCTCCGTTCGATTGGTGCGACTCCTGGACGGACTCCCCAGGGCTGAACGGATCTGCGACGTGCGCCGTGATCGACCCTGGGAACGCGCTGACGTACAACGCCGCCGTGGACATGTACGCTGACCGTGTCAACTACCTCGCTGAGTTCCGGTTCAAGATCGACGTGGGAGGCGCCGACCAAACAGACATCGCGGCGGACTTCGGGCTATGGAGAGCGGACGACCTCATCGTGCTCGCCAACGGTCGCGCGTTCCTCTCCGACTTCGACACGACACTCGCTACGCTCGACCTCGCCAATGAGCACACGGTGTCGGCAAGCATCTCCGGCGACCGCTTCACCGTCACGATTGACGGGACGCTCCACGACAACGGCGGCGCGGGCTATCCGGTCGCCGGAACAGGGAGCGGCATCGTCCTCGCGTCGGGTGCCAGCTCGACGCTGCGCTTGGATGACCTGAACTACCGCTGCTCGCCAGTCCCCGATCCGGTCGCGTGGGAAGGCGGATTCATCGGCTACGCGAGCATGGTGTGGCTGCTCGGCAACTGGTACATCAGTTACACGGGTACGACGCAGGACGCCACACAGTCGTTCATCGGACTCGCGATGGGCGGTCGCTACGCCGCCGAGACGTTCGCACGCGATCCTGCCAACCCAATCCTGTACGCCACCGAGACGTGGGAAGGCGCGAGTGTGCGAGGCATGATGTTCCCCGCGCTCATCTACCACCGCGACCACGTGCTGGTGTTCTTCAACAACGCCGACCAGCTCGCGATCGGCAGCGCGTCTTGGAAGGTGACACTGTGATCGTCCACATCAGCACCCACACGGTTCGCGACGTTCCGGCGCGCGTGACGTTCGAGGTCCTGCACTTCGACGTGGAAGGCGTGGAGGTCGCGCTGGCGAATCCGGACGCACTGACGCCCGAGGCGTTCATCACCGCGCACCAAGCCAAGATTACCGCCAAGGCGGACGCGCTCCGCTTCGAGCGGTTCGTGCGTCCTCTCGCCGCGCCCGACTTCGTGGTGTCGGACGGCTCCAGCGAGACAGCGTTGCGCGAGGTGATCTCTGAGATGACCGCCGGAGTCACCCTGCCCGAAGACTTGGAATCGCGTATCAAGAAGGCGACCACCATTGCCGCGCTCCGGACGCTGCTCACCGAGATCGTCGGCTACATGCGGACGGTGTAGACGTGAGCGGTTTCGTCGGTCTCTTCGATCCGCGCGTGTTCGATCCGCGCGTGTTCCAGACGCTTCTCGCGAGGCGTGAGCACTTCAATCGTAGTCGTCTACTGTCGTATCGTCTTCGGCATTTGGCAGCCGCAGACAGCGCGACACGCAGCCGAGCCGCCGGAACCGCGCTTGCGGAACCGGACGGCATAGCGGTAGACGCTTCGATCACGGGCAGGGACTCCGGACGCGACGCGCTCGGAACTCCGGACGCCGGAACGTCCGCGACGATCTTTGGAGGCAACATCGATGGCAGAACTCATAGCAGATAGCACCGGGTTCTGGACGTGGGAAGCTCCAGAAGCGGTAGACGCTCTCACGCTGGTCGCGACCGATCCGACCGGAGCCGTTG